TCATATCTTCTACTTTATTTTTATGAAAGATATAGGGGAAATAGGGAATTTTATTAAAGGCCAATTCATAAGGAAGGATAATTTCATAAGGTTTCTTTGCTGGTGTTTTGGGTGCTGGTGGTGTGGGTGTTTTGGGTGCTGGAGTAGGTGTTTTGGGCGCTGGTGGTGTGGGTGTTTTGGGTGCTGGAGTAGGCGGAAGTGGTGTAATTTTATTTTTGACACAACGTTTGGTTTTGTTGTTATAAGTGCATTTGGGATCATTTTCACTTAATTTAAGCGTTGTATTACATCTAGATGTATTTGGATTAATAGTGCAATACATTTTTTTATTTTATAATTAATAATAAAAAAACTTTTCACCAATAATTTTTAAAAGTACTACTTTTTTTGTGGATAGAAGGGGAGGGTTGAACAGCTTTATTAGGCGTTTTATTTGTTAATGTTAATTGGGGTTGTGTATTTACTTGCTGTTGAATATAAGGAGTTGGTGGAGCTGTGCTGTCCCTTGGTGTCGTTCCCCGAATAGTCGAAAAAGATGATTTACCCTTTCTGTTATGCTGTAGAGTCCGCGAAGTAGTAGTTGGTGGTTCGGGAATCTCCTCCTTTATCTCCTCATAATCATCATCAACCTCAACCTCATCGACCTCCTCCGGTTCAGCATCAGTATTTTGAATTTCTTCCTCTTCTTTCGTTTCAAAATTATCTTCCATCTCAATTATTTCCATTTTTATTTAAAAGAAGACTCTTTTAAATTATATGTGTATTTTTTACATTTTTTTAACCATGAATTAAATCAATACCAAGATTGGCCAATTCATCCGCCCGGTTATTACCCAAACTTTCACTATGACCTTTTACCCATTCTAGTTGGAGATGTGGAATTAAATTTTGATCAATTAAGCACCATAAATCTTGATTCAAAACTTCTTTTTTTTGACTGGTTTTCCATCCGTTTATTTTCCATCGATTCATCCATTCCGTAACTCCTTTGAAGACGTAAATGGAATCTGTCAATATTTTAAAAGATCCCTTATGGTTATCATGAATAAATAATAAAGCCTCGTAAAAGGCTTTTAATTCCATCCGATTATTGGTCGTATGGTGTTCTCCACCATTTTTAAAATCCAATTCATTTTCATTTTCATCATACACGACAAAACCCCATCCACCTTTTCCCGGATTCTTTTTACAAGCACCATCAGTATAAATAGAAAACATTTTAATTAATTGGTTAAACAAACACTCTTTTTCCATCATTTTTTTTTTAAATCTTTCCTATGATTCGTTCAATACTATCTAAAGCACCTTCCGTCCATCCTTGGTCCATCGATATCATTTCTCCAACGATCCAAACGTTCCCATGGGGATGTTGCATATATTCCACATATAAATCACGAGATTTCCAAAAGGAAGGAAGTGGGCGGTAGTAATGAGTGCCTTCTTTATGATAAAATTTTTGGTAATCTAAAATTTCCACGTCCGGACGTGGAAGAAAATTTTCAAAACTTTTTCCATGATATAAAATCTTGGCATTTTTATTATCGGCATAGGCAATCATATAAATATGTTGTTTTGAATCAATTGGAATGATTTTCTGTAAAGGAGTGGACACTTTTTGAGCGTGATCACTAAGAGGTAAATTAGTTTTCGTATAAATTCGGATAAAAGGTTGAGCTTGGACATTTTTAGCTTGTTGATAAAAAAAGGTATCCATACCACATAAACTTTCAAGACCACTTTTTGTCGTGGCGTAAATGACACTTTTTCTAAACTTGTAATGTTTACCCTCTTTGGTCTGAACGGTTTTTTGCTCTGGATGAACCTCTAAAACATCCGAATCACAAAGAATAGTCGTCTTTTTTAATTTTCCCGCCACACGGTCCACCAGTTCATCCCAGTTCATGGGAATAATTTTTAATCGTTTCAAACAATCATCAAATCCATAATCATACAAGGTATCCACGATATCCGCTTTTAAATAATCAGTATAACCCACGCAAAGGGTAAATTCATCTAAATCGTCACGGTTGCGCTGGTAAAAGGTTTCAAAATCTTCCTTGGAACGATCAAAGGGTTTGGTCTTTAACTCTTTCACAATTTCTAAAATAGAACAAGGTATAGGTGCTTCAGTAATCGAAGTTTGTATTGGTGCTACCTTCATACCAACTTCTTTCATGAGATTAATTAAACGGTGATCCTTGAGGGCGCGACATATTCCAGCACCGGTGACCACATGATGACCCTGAAAATAGGCCATTTTTAAGCGACCGCCAATTTTGGATTGTTTTTCCAGAATAAGAATTTTAGCTTGGGGATACTTTTGTTCAAGTTTCCAAGATAAAACGAGTCCAGAAATTCCTCCACCAATTATAATAAAATCAAAAGCCGTTGTAGCCATTACTCTTTATTTTAAAAATAAATTATTAGATTGAAATATCCGAGCGTGTTTCCAAAAAAGTAATTTTTGAAAACAATTTTTTTTATTGTTCGCGCACAAAAACATTATACCCATGGGTCGTAAATATTTTATGGTTACATGGATGTAAATCTTCCCCGCATAATAAAACAACATCTTTGGGATCATACATTTGACACACCAATTTCCAAAAGGGCATACCCCGGTGATAACTTCCATAAATAATTAAATCAAAAGCTTTTTGTTGGATCATTTCTTCGATTTGATCATTTTCTATCGATGAATTATATAGGTCAGGTTCTATTATTTTACTTAACGTAAATCCCCTTCCATGAAAGTTGGACATATCATTCTCAAAATTTTTATATATATGATCGATTTTCGGAAAATCATGACATTGAGTACCAAATATTTTTTTAAACCCAATCAAAGTGAGACAACGTAAATAATCAGGGTTTGTGGAGCCCGATAAAAATAAAATATTTTTTACTTCCGTATGTTGAGTGACATCTAATATGTATTGAGCCACCTTTTCACAAGTTAAATTTTCTCGTGTATAGTTTAAAAATTCCAGTGAAAGAGCTTTGGTAGATTCTTTTAACTCAGGATCGTCGACGGAGGCATTTTTAAATTTATCATAGAGTTGGTTCCCTTGTAACACTAAATGCTTGGGAAAGGCAACCATGGTTCGCGGAGGGCATTGTTCAATATTTGGAAAAAAGGGAATAGCTCCATTCGCAATAATTTCATAGTGTCGCATACAATCCCACCCACCTTTTTTAAAGGTCATGGCAAAAAAAGAAGATTGGTATTCTTGATAATAGTCATTTTCTTTTTGGTAAATATAAGTTTCCATTTTCCCGGGGATCAAACTGGATAAAATTTTTGTTTTGTTTTCAGGATAATGATTGATAATTTTTTCTTTAGGAATTGAAAAAGTAATCGGAAAAACACTCATACGATGTTATATGTTATTTGATTGTTATCTTTTTTTATTTAAATTAAAATAAAGGATTAAGATTCCACCCAACTTCTTGAAATAATTCAGTGCAAATGGTATCATGATAATATTTTCGATCGACGGTTTTTAGAATATTAAAATCTTCTTTTTTACAGGGATATTTGTGCCTTCTTAATAATTGGTAAAGGACGTATTGAGTATTGATAAAATTTTTTCGACTTGAATTATTTTTATATTTTTTATCGTAGATTTCAGTTAAAATGTCAAAATCTTGTAACAACACATTTTCAAGGTGTGAGATATTGGGAGCCGGTTTTCCGGTAATGGTAGTATGAATAAGAACAATGTCTTCATAATGTTTAGAATGTCCTGTTTCTTTTAAAAAAATCATGATATGTTCTTTGGTGATTTCGGAAAAACTTTCCAATTTGGGAAGTTCTTTATAGTTAGGGGGAATCAGGTCATGAAGGACAAATTGTTCTATTAAATCCAAATAGACTTTGGGGTCAATATAAGCGTTTTGTTTACCTTGGAATTGGTTAATACAATCACGAAAATGAGTACGCCTGTCATAGGTGTATTTTGAGGAGATGTTGACACGATCAATATCTTTATAGGAAATGTGATTATGGGTATTGTCCGAGACAAGTCCGCATTTTTCACAGACAAAGTGGTTATCATAGATAGAGAAGGCTTCATTGTCGTTTTCACATAAAAGGCATTTTATTTTAATTCCGGAGCGGGGTAGATGAGTAAGATTGGTTTTATTTTCAATGTTGTTAGAGGTGGAGGATTTAATTTTATCCCAATCATTATTTTCAAATTCATTATGGAAATATTCATCCACGAGGCGGAGGAAATCGTGAATGATTTTTTCCATGGAATCGGTTTGGTCGGATTCGTTGGATTTTGCCGAACCCATAAAACTAATTTTACCAATTTGTTTTTGAAGTTCTTTATGCTTTTCAATGAGGGGAATGGCTCTCATGAGATAAAAGTAAAATTTTCCTTCTTTGGGTTGATATTTTTTCACTAAATAGTTGTGAATGGAAATTATATCCACCGTGTTCATTTTTAATTATTATCTGAATGAAATCTTTTTAAACAAGTTAAGACAAATCGAAAAAATTTTTTTTTTTCTTGATACCAATAAACAAAATAAATGTCTATCGTTACTTCAAATTTAACATCCGGTTTCATTGATCTTGCCACCTATGATGAGTTAGAGAAATACATGTACGGAGGTTTAGATGCCACTGCCTATTTTGTCAGGCAGACACGCAAAGCCACTTGGTTCACCCAAGTCCCTGTTGTCCTCTCGAGGGCTTCTGGAAGCCCCAGTTTTGGACAAGAATGGTCCGTCAGCATTTCCCGTGCCGGTGATTACCTTCTTTACACTTGGCTCCGTGTTTTACTCCCCGCTGTGACTGTCGCTTCCAAGTCTGGTTCCACGCAAAATGGATACACAGTGGTCAAGACCGAGATCTCCTGGTCTCCCAATCTTATGCACAACCTCATTCGCGAGGCTGCCATCACTTTCAACGATCTTGTGGCCGCTCGTTTCGATAACTACCACCTTGATTTCTGGTCCGCTTTCACCACCCCTGCCGGAAAGCAGATTGGTTACCTCAACATGATTGGTATGACGGATGACCTTATTTCCCCTTCCAATGCCCTCCCCGCCAAGATCCTCAATCTTCCTCTTCCTTTCTTCTTTGCTCGTGACAGTGGTGTGGCTCTTCCCACGGCCGCCCTCCCCTATAACGACATGAGGATGACCTTTTCTTTCCGTGGACTCAGCGAGCTTTTAGTCGCCTGGGACTACCTTCAGAACGCCTCCACAGGTGCTACCTGCGTGCTTGCTCGTCAGGCCCTTCCCTCCGATTACCAGGGAGCCGTCGATGTCAACAGCGTGCAAGTGTGGGCCAACTACGCCATTGTGTCCAATGATGAGCGTAAGCGCATGGCCTGTGCCCCTCGTGATATCCTCATTGAGCAGGTGCAGACTGCCCCTATCCAATCCTACAACCCTTACAACAACCCCAACCAGTCCTACGATATCCGTTTCTCCCACGCCATCAAGGTGCTCTTCTTCAGCGTCCGTAACACGACCGTGCCTTCTTACTGGTCCAACTACACCACCCTTGAGACCTCTTGCCTCCCTCCTTACGACGGAAGTGGTTTCCTTATCGTGGACCAGCACTTCCCCGGAAGCGACCCCATCATGGAGACCTCCCTTATCTACGAGAACACCCAGCGTCTTTCCAATATGGGATCGGACTTTTACTCTCTTGTGGAGCCTTATTTCGCCGCTCCTGTGATCCCCGTGATTGCTGGATACCACATGTACTCTTACTCGCTTGACTTTATCTGCCTTGACCCTCTTGGATCTACCAACTACGGAAAGCTTACCAACGTGAGCATCATCCCTGCTGCTTCCCAGGAAGCCCGTGATGCCGCTGTCTTACCTGTGAGCCTTACCAACTGCACACGCCCTCAGACTTTCTCCTTCATCGTCACAGCCGTGAACAACAACATCATCCGTATCAGTGGTGGTGCTCTTGGTTTCCCCGTCCTCTAAAAGAATGGTTTTTCTATCCTGTTTTTTTTATTCTCCAATAAAAAAATCTAAAGTACCGTTCAATTATTTAAAATTGTTCTGATTCAGTCGATGCTGTAAATGCAGTCGTGCTCGAAATCCCGACTGCACTAGAAATGGCATCAAAATACTGAACACCAACTTCCGACTGATGTTTGATGGCTGTGAATCCCCGTTCCATTGCGCTAAATTCTCTTTCCTGGAGCTCACTATACCCACCCATTCCCGATTTCAAATAGGCTTCTGAAAGTTCAAATGTCGCTAAATTAGTGCTATGAAACCCTGCCAAAGTCACAAATAAAAATTTGTACCCCAATTTTCCCAGTTCGACTTGAAATTGTTCACATTCTTCCTTGGACAAATATTTTCGCCAATTAAAACTTGGACTACAATTATACATGAGCGGAAGATTTGGAAATTTTTCATGGATAGCTTGCGCAAAAATACATGCGTCCTTTAAATCGGGTTTGGAAGTTTCAAACCAAAGCATATCCACATAGGGTGCATAAGAAAGACCACGATGAATACAGGCTTCCAAACCACATTTGTACCTATAATATCCTTCCGCTGTCCTTTCTGGAATAATAAAAGGATGATCTACTGGATCAATATCACTGGTAATAAGAGAACCCGATTCAGCATCGGTTCGAGCAATTAATACGGTTTCGACACCAGCAACATCGGTAGCCAATCGGGCGGAATTTAACATACGAATCATTTGAGAAGTTGGAATCAAAACTTTACCACCAAGATGACCGCATTTTTTTTCGGAAGATAATTGATCTTCAAAATGAACTCCAGCGACACCAGCTTCAATCATAGCAAGCATCAATTCATATGCATTTAATACACCTCCAAAACCAGCTTCTGCGTCAGCAACAATGGGTAGATAGTAATCTATTTTTTTGCCTCCATCAATTTCTAATGTTTGTATTTGGTCTGCACGACGCAGTGCATTTTGAATACTTTTGACGACTTTTGGAACGGAATCAACAGAGTATAAACTTTGATCGGGGTAAACTTGACCATTTGTATTGGCCATGGCGGCGACTTGCCAACCACTAACATAAATGGCTTCCATACCAGCTTTGGCTTGTTGCACGGCCTGTTGACCACTGGATGCACCAAGTGCAGGTATAAATGGTTTGGATTTTAAAAGCCCGCGAAGCTTTTCAGCCCCTATTTTTGCAAGTGTATATTCAATTCTTAATGATCCACAAAGTTTTTTAACAATCGCAGGGTTATAATTTCGTTTCATATTTTTGTTAATTTAGGATGACTAATTTTTTAGATTACTGCAAAAAATGTTGTAAAAAATAATTTAATAACAGTTAAAAACATTAATAAATAAATAAATACAATGGTTACTTTTGAAGACTTTATTGTACAAGTTCCTAGGACATCTAAATTGTTGGTAGACGACCTTGTAGAAACAAAAGATATTATAACTCTTCGAAAAGGTTTTATTCTGGGCAAAGGTTGGGTCATTAGCATCGATGAAGAGGAGGATACAGACCTTTCACCCGTTTTTTTTGTGGAAGGCTTGCAAACGGGTGTTCGTTCCCCACTAAGGTTGGATATGCTTTTCAAGAGCGGTCGTTTGTTGGCGAAATTGTAAATATCTAGAGTATTATTTATTTTTTTTTATCCTAAAAAAAAATCTAAACAAATCAGAATATTATTAATAAAATGGGTTATATTATTGGATATATTCACATCTGTCAAAAAGAAGGTTGGAAACGTTCGTTTGACATTTTATTAGAACGTATCAAAAAAAGTCAACTTTATGAACAAGCTCATCAAATACGTGTTGGTGTATTGAGTGATGAGGGAAATTTTGTGGATGATGAGCGTTTCCATGAGGAGAAAATTCAAATTGTTTATAAGGGTCGTTCCGAGGAATTTGAACGGCCTACTCTATTACATATCAAAACTTCGAGTGCTTTAGATCCTCCGGATACTTTATATTTTTATTTACATACTAAAGGGTTACGACATTTTGGAACTCCTCGAGAACCCTTTGTTTTGGATTGGATGAATTTAATGTTATATTGGAACGTCGATCAATGGCAAAAAGCCGTGGATATATTATCTGAAGAGTTTTATTGGACGTATGGATGCAATTTTACAGGGATCCATTATTCAGGAAATTTTTGGTGGGCTAAAGGATCTCATATCCGAGAACGTATATCCGATACCATACCTGATTATTACACTGCACCCGAGGATTGGGTAACCATGCTTTATTGGGGGCAATATACCGTTCCACTCCATAAAGAATTTTATAGTGTTTTTAATAGTGGACATCCAGCCGAGTTTCATTATGAAAATCCTTATCCTGAATCACTCTACAAATAAATTTTTTCATTTTCTTCAAAGGTCAAAGAAATTCCATTGGCTAAATTAAAAGTTAATTCTTTAAAACCCAAAACGGAGGGTGTGTAAGGGATACCATGAAAATCTTCCATAGGTCCACAATATTCTTTTAGATCCAAGGTGACATCTAAACTATTTTCATCCACAATTTGTAAAATTTTTTGAGTAGATGGACCTCGGTGATTATGAATTCTGATTTTGTACAATTTATCGTTCAAAGTATAAAGGACATCATATTGGCCTGGTTTTATCGTTTTTATATTTTTCTGTATCGACTGATAAATCATCATATAACACACAAAATATAAGGTATGACAAGTCTTGGTAATGGCCTTTTTAAAACTCTTTGTCTTTTTATAATTCATACTTCCCAACATATACAGACCTGGAACTAAACGCATTGCCATATGAACACCCAGAAAAATTAATGTGGATCGAAATAACATTTCTTTTTTTTTTTATTTTTTTTCCTTTTGATTCCAATTTTTTTTGTTTTTTACCGGTTCAGATTTTTTTTTCCAAAGATCCAAACTAAATTCAAATACTATTTTTTTTTATTTACAAATAATATAAATTTCAA